ATTTCGGTTAACTTACCCGAAAACCCCGCAAAACCGGCTAATGACTACGAATTACAACAAAACGGACATAACAACCAACCAGAACCAACCGAGGCTAAAGCAAACAAATTGGGGGCTGGCATTGTAGGTAGCCCTACACCGCGTATATTCTCAAGCCCAGTTAAAGGCGCAACAAGTAGAGCACCTGAAGTCATTGAGTTTGCAGAAACCATTGGAATTAAATTGATGCCGTGGCAGATCAATGCCCTTGGGGATATGTTGTTGGTCAAGGATGGCAATTGGGTAGGTAAAACCATTGGGTTGTGCGTAAGTCGGCAAAATGGCAAAACTGAGTTAGCAAAACTCCGAATCCTTGCAGGTATTTATCTCTTTGGTGAGAAGTCCATTGCAATGATGAGTTCCAATAGAAATATGGCCGTTACCACATTTAGGCAGATCCATTACTTGATCCAAGAAACACCAGAGTTATTTGTGAAGTGGGAGAAAACCTACGCGACTAATGGCAACGAGCGCATCCGGTTTAAGAACGGTGCAGAGATCATTGTTGTTGCAGCTACTAATGAAGGTGCCCGTGGATTATCGGTTGATTTCTTTTTTATTGATGAGCTGCGAGATATTAAGGCCGAGGCGTGGGATGCCGCGTTGTACACAACCCAAGCCAAGCCAGCCTCACAGATCCTTGCAGTTAGCAATGCCGGTGATAAAGGCAGCACGGTACTCAATCAATTACGAGAAAAGGGCATCGAGGATAAAACCCCGTCATTGCGTTGGCTGGAGTGGAGCGCGCATCCATCGCTTAAGATCACCGACCGCAAAGCGTGGGCGCAGGCTAATCCTGCACTGGGCCACACAATTACAGCCGAGATCCTCGAGCACCGAATCCGCACCGGTGATCCAAACCAAGTGCGTACTGAAATGCTTACGCAGTGGGTGGACAATCTTGCAAGCCCGTGGCCAATAGGTGCGTGGGAATCGTGCAAGGTCGAAAATATGGTGTTTGAGGCCGGTGCATCTACATTCTTTGCAATGGATATATCCCCAAGCCGTAGGCACGCTGCATTGGTAGCAGGGCAAATGATTGGCGATAAGGTCAAACTTAAATGCCTACAAACTTGGAAGGCTGAAGCCTCAATTGATGATTTAAGAATGGCCAGCGAGATCAATGAGCACATCAAGCGATTTAGGCCAAAGATGTTGTTATTTGATCGCTACACCACTGCCGGAGTTGCCGCTAGGTTGGCCCACACTGGTGTGCCGGTAATGGAAATATCCGGCCAACTCTTTGCCAGTGCGTGTGATGAGATGTTGGCAGCGATGAGCCACAATCGCATTGAACACGGCGATGAGTACGAATTGAGCGAATCAGTTAATTCTTGCGCAATGCGCACCACAGATTCCGGTTGGCGAATTGTGCGCCGAAAATCAGCCGGTGAGGTTGCAGCTGCTATTGCCAGCGCAATGGTTATCTGGTACGCAAACAAACCGCAGGCAGTTGCCGCTATTTATGTCAATTAGACACGCCGAGAACTTGTAGGTTGTTTTGTCCGGATTTGTCGTATGCTAGTGGTATGGGGTTAATGTCTGCATTGCGCTTGGTTGAGAGTGCAATCCCCGAAAGCAAACCAACTATTCAAGCACAATATGCCCCACCAGTAATGGAAGGCTATAGTGCTTATTCCTATTTGAATCCAGCAGTTTATGTATCACGCACCGAGGCACTTGCCGTTCCAAGTGTTTCGCGCTGCCATTCACTTATCACTGGTGTAATTGGCAGCTTGCCTTTGAACCTCTACAAAAAAAGCACAGGGCAAGAATTAGAGGAGCCACTCTGGTTACAACAACCAGATTACAGGCAGCCGCGTGCAGTTACCATTGCTGCAACTGTTTCTGATTTATTTATGCACGGTGTTGCTTATTGGGAAGTTACTCAGACCTTTTCCGATAGTGGCAGACCTTCCGGATTTGCTTGGGTTTCATTTGATCGCGTAACACAAAAACTTAACTCAACAAATACTTTGGTTGTAGGTTACACAGTTGATGGTTCAGGATTGCGACCACAAAACGGCTTGGGAAGTATTGTTACATTTCAAGCACTTGACTCTTTGGGTATATTGGGCCGAGGTGGTCGCACCATTAAAGCCGCATTAGATTTAGAAAAAGCAAGTGCAGTTGCAGCTAGTACGCCAATGCCTTCAGGTTATATTCAAAACAGTGGTGCAGATTTGCCAGAGGAACAGATTACTGGACTTCTTGGCGCGTGGAAGTTGGCAAGACAACAGAGGAGCACGGCTTACCTTTCAAGCACTCTCAGATTTGAGCCAACTAACTTCTCCCCTAAAGATATGCTTTACAACGAAGCAAAACAATCATTAGCAACTGAAATATCTAGATTGTGCAATGTGCCTGCCTGGTATTTGTCTGCTGATCTAAATAACTCAATGACTTATTCAAATGTTGTTGATGAGCGCAGACAATTTGTTGATTACACGCTGCGCCCATTTATCTCAGCAATTGAGCAACGCTTATCAATGGATGATTTAACTGCGCGTGGAAATGAAGTGCGCTTTGAAATTGACGAAACATTTTTGCGATCAGATGCAATGACACGCCTAGCAGTAATTGAAAAGATGCTAGCCCTTAATTTGATCACATTAGATCAAGCAAAAGAAATGGAAGATCTAACCCCGAATGGAGCAGGCAGTGGACCAACAGCCCCTACACCTAACCTTTAACACAACGGTTGAATCTAGCGATGCACAGCGCAGAATCATTGCTGGCAAGATCGTGCCATTTGGCGAAATTGGCAACACAAGTGCCGGTCAAGTTGTATTTGAAAAAGGATCAATCAGTTACAACACCGGCGGAAAAATTAAACTTTTACTTGAGCACAATGCAAAAGATCCAATTGGAATGATGCAAAGTGCAAGCGAGGATGCATCCGGCATTTACGCATCTTTCAAAGTAGCACCAACAACCAAAGGCAATGATGCACTTATTGAGGCATCAGAGTTGCGCGATGGATTAAGTGTTGGCGTTATTGTTGATGCAGCAGAGCCACGTAACGGAATCCTTTATGTAACTAAAGCAAGTCTGAAAGAAGTAAGTTTGGTACAGGCAGCGGCATTTGCTAGTGCAGCGGTTCAATCAGTTGCAGCTAGTGAAGCCACACCTGAACCAGTAGAGGAAACAACCCAACCAACCGAAAGTGAGGCCAGCGTGGACAACGCTACCCCAGCACCCGAGGTAGAAGCCGCCAAGTCGGTAGAAGCCTCACAACCATCACATACTCCAGTGGCACACACTGAAGTGCGTTCACCAATCAAGACAAAATCTCAATACTTGCAACACTCAATTTACGCACGCTTAGGCAATGATGATTCAGCACAATATGTTCGTGCTGCTGATGCCTTTGCAAAGAAGGCAATGACATTTGCCGATGATTCATTCAGCACAAACCCAGCATTTAGCCCAGTTCAATATGTGCCAACAGTTGTTGACACACTTATTGGTTCACGACCAGTAATTGATGCTTGCGGTGGAACTCGCGTAATGCCTGCAAGTGGAATGACAATTTCACATCCAAAAATTACAACTTCTGGCACTGTGGCCTCCACTGCTGAAGGTGCAGCACCATCTGAAACCGGCATTGTTTCCAGTTATGTAAATGCAACTGTTACCAAGTACGCAGGATTACAGCGTTACAGCCAAGAATTGCTATTGCGTGCTGATCCTTCATTCTTTGATGCAATGTTGGAAAATATGACCCGTGCTTACAACAAAGCAACTGATTCAGCAGTAATTGCTGCAATCACCGCTGGTGGTACACAAGCTGCAACAACCGCCGCATCATCTGCTGGAATCATCTCATTTGTTTCAACTGAGGCACCAGCTGCATACTCTGCAACCGGCGAAGTAGCAACAGCATATGTTGCAGGCACTTCTCAGTGGTCATTGTTAATGGGTGCAACCGATTCAACCGGCCGACCAATTTACAACGCTGGCACACCTTCCAACGAGGCAGGCCGTGCGACACCAACCAGCCTTCGCGGAAATGTGCTTGGGTTGGATCTTTGGGTTGATGCGAATATGGTTTCAACAACAATTGATGAGTCTGCATTTATTATTGTGCCTTCATCCATTGCAATTTATGAATCACCAGTGCTTCAACTTTCAACCAATGTTCCAACATCAGGTGAAATTGAAACTGAACTCTTTGGATTTATGGCAACAGCAGTATTGGTTGCCGGTGGATTGCGCCGTTTCAATCTAACCTAATCCAAACCCTAGACCGGCCGCCCCTTGCCCCTAGTCCGGCAGGGGGTTGGCCTCTAAACTGAAAGGAGATACCAGTGGCCGCAACTTATGTAACGATGGCTGAACTTCGCACAAATCTTGGCATTGGCACGCTCTATTCAGATGCAACAGTTGAGGAAGTCTGCCAAAGTGCTCAAGACATAATTGATTCTTACCTTTGGTATAACTCAGCATTGGTTTATGCAACGGCTCTAAACAACAACATTGCAACAATTACAACAACACAGCCACACGGATTTGTTACTGGTGAAAGCGTAACCATTACCAAATCTGACAGCTCAACATTCAACGGCACTTATACAATTACCGGTTACACCGCTTATACATTTACTTATGCAAGGACAGCAAGCAATCAAACAACACATTTGGTACGACCTTACGGACTAGTTAAAGGCCCAAATCACAGCACGGCTTATGCCAGTGTGCCAGCAGTGCGCGAGGCCTCAATGATGATCGCAGTGGACATTTGGCAGGCACGCCAAGCCCCAAGCGGACAAGGCGCAAGCATTGACGGGTTTGCACCTTCACCATTTAAGATGGGCAACACTCTTATTGCTCGCGTGCGTGGCCTTCTTGCCCCGTATATGGCACCAACCGCAATGGTGGGGTAATGCCAACAGCAATCACGACTCTACGCACAACACTTGCAACCACTTTGGCCAATGCCGGTGTTTGGAGTACTTTTGCCTTTCCACCATCTGCACCAATTGCCAACTCAGTTGTTGTGATGCCTGATGATCCTTACTTGGTGCCAAATAACCAAACCAGATCCAGCATTCTGCCCTTTGCACGGTTCAAAATAATGATCCTTGTGCCATTGCTGGACAATCAAGGCAATCTCAACACCATTGAAACTTTTGCAGTGGCCGTCTATAACAAACTTGCCGCAGCTAGTTATCAAATGAACATTACCGGATTTTCAGCACCTACAACTTTGGCCTTAGCAACTGGGGATCTTTTGACCACTGATTGCTCAATTGAAGTACTAAGTGATTGGAGTTAATTATGGCTTATGAAGTATTAGCAGGCATCGTAGGGGGCAAAGAAGTAGGCCAAACCCTAACTGATGAGGACTTAGCAACAGCGAACATTGATGCGCTTATCGCAGGCGGATCGATTAAACCGATAACGGCGAAACCAAAGAAAGATGAGGGAGCAGAATAATGCCAACAACAACGGCACTAAGTAACACAGTTTCAGTAACAATTAACTCGGTTGATCTATCTGACCAAGTAACTAGCGCAACCATCAACCAACAATTTGACGAATTGGAAACAACCGCAATGGGCGCAACCGCGCACACATTTGTGAAGGGTTTGGAATCCAGCACAATAACGCTGGACTTCTTAAACTCTTATGCAGCCAGCGAAGTTTATGCAACCTTACAAGCTGCATACGGCACAGTTGTCACTTGCGTGTTAAAGCCAACAACAGCAGCAGTGAGCGCAACCAACCCTTCATTTACTGCATCAATCTTGGTAAATAACCTCACACCTATCAACGGTGCAGTTGGGGATTTATCAACTCAATCAATAACCTTTACTTGCGTAAGCACAGTAGCAATCGCAACTTCATAACAACTAAGCAAAGGGGCTAGGCAATGGCTAAGTTAAAGATCACACGCACCACCGGTGAGGTTCAAGAGTTTGAAATCACACCAATAATTGAATATGCGTTTGAACAGAACAAAAAGAAAGGCATTCACAAAGCCTTTGCAGACGATCAGATGCAATCGGATGTTTACTGGTTATGTTGGGAAGCCATCCGGCGATCCGGCGAATCAGTGCCGATATTTGGTGAGAAGTTTCTGGAAACGCTTAAGGCAGTAGAGGTGTTAGACAGCGACCCTTTAGGGGATTGAGTGGCAAAGACTCACTCACCTATTTGGTCGCTAGTCTAAGTGTAGAAACTGGGATCGCTCCCAGTGAGTTTATCGGGATGGATCCGGTAATGCTTAAGATGATATTACGAGTGTTAGAGGAAAGGGCGAAGGCAATAAAAGATGCAAGCCGCCAATCTCCGAGGACTCAACGCAGCTATTAAAAACATCCGGCGCATTTCACCTGACCTACTTAAAGAGATGAACCGCGAAATTAAAGTTTTGACCAAAGAAATGGTTAGCGATGCCAAAGGATATGCACCGCGCACCGTGCCTGCTGGTTTGAGTCATTGGGCGGATTCCGGCCGCCAATGGTCAGCCTTTGATGGATCTGAAATTGTCAAGGGGATAAAGGTCAGCACTGCTCGTAACAAGATCGGCAACAATGGCTGGTCATCCCAAGTTAAATTGCTCAACGCATCCGCGGCTGGTGCAATCTATGAAACCGCAGGCCGAAAAAATCCAACCGGTCAGCCGTGGGTAGGGCCAAATGGTGGTGGTGGCAAACGCTACTCACATTCTCGCAACCCAAATGCAGGCAGACAATTTATTGAGGCAATCGAAAGAGATTCAGGATTAACAGTGCGAGGCGAAAAGCAGGGGCGCATTATTACTAGAGCATTTGATGAGAATAAGGCAGAAATTGTGCCAGCCGTAACCAGCGCAATAGTTAGAGCCACCGACAAGTTTAACGCACTGCCAAAGGGAGTACGAAATGGCTAGAGGCAATGCTTATGGCATCCCGTTAATTGTTACAGCCAACACCACTGGTGCAAAGAAGGCTGAAAAATCACTGAAAAGTTTAATTAAAAACACCAAATCATTTGGACTAACTAGCAAACTAAGTATTGGCGCAGCTAGCGTTGCACTTACTGCATTTGCCAAGAAATCGGTTGCAGCTGCACTTGCCGATGAGAAGGCCCAAAAAAGCCTAACTCAAACGCTTAAAAACTTGGGATTGGCTTATAGCACCGTTGGTGTAACCAATTACATTGATAGCCTACAAAGGGCAACTGGCGTATCTGAGGATGAACTTAGACCGGCATTTCAAAAATTAGTTTTGGTGCTTGGAGATGTAGGCAAAGCACAAAGTGCACTATCACTTGCAATGGATATTTCAGCCGGTACCGGCAAGGATCTCAGCGCAGTATCAATGGCATTGGCCAAAGGTTACTTAGGACAAACAACAGCCCTTAGCCGTCTAGGTGCAGGACTTAGCAAGACACTTCTCAAATCTGGTGATATGGAAGCAATCACCGCGCAATTGTCCAAACTTTTTACAGGTCAAGCACAGGCAGCGGTTAAAACCTATTCAGGCCAAATGGCAATTCTTACAGTATCAGCCAAAGAGGCAAGCGAAACCATTGGGTTTGCATTGGTTGATTCATTAGCCAAATTAAGTGGAGATCAGGGTGTTAAAGGTTTAGCAATGCAGATGGAAGTCTTGGCTCAATCCAATGCTGATGTGCTTGTTGGGTTTACCGATATTTTGGCCAAGTTTAAAATTATGAAAGATGCAAAACCAAGCAAAGGATCAATTCTGGATTTAATTCCTATTATTGGCCCAAGCCTTACAAATATGTTGCGAGGCAGAGGCGAGCGCATAAGGGAATCAAAAACGGCAAGATCTGAAGCCAACCCATTTGATCGTGGCCTTAACAATCGTGCACTAAATCTTGCAACTAAGATTGTGGCAAAGAAAAAAGAATCTGCAAAGATAGATAAAGCAGCAGCAGCAAACAGCAAATTGCAGGGAATGTTTGACCTTGATGCCATTCAGATAGCAGCCGCGCTTAAGGGCAAAATCAGCGAGTTAGACCGCGCACGCTTAGAAGGGATGGCAGCACTTAAAACAAAAAACACTGATGATGATTTGGCCGCAATTAAAAAAATTGAGTACGAAACAATTAGAGCCAATGCGACCGTGATGGATTCTCAAAATCTAGTTTTAAAGAATACTTTTGATTTTTATACTGAGATATTTGGTGCAGCCAAAGAAGCTAGTGACAAGATCAGCAAATTGTCTTTTACTCCTACGCCATTTACTTATGGTGGCAGTTTGTTTGCAAATACGCCACTTGCACCAATTGGAACAAATGCAGTTAGCACAGCCAACCCGATGGTGCCTGCAACAAACACCGGATCAGCACCAGTAGCCGTTAATGATCCTTTTGCAGCAGCTAGAGCTGCCCTACCTGGTGTCAATTTTAATCCACCAGCAGTTGAAGTCACAGTAAACGCAAACACCATTGCAGACCCAGACCAACTAACCCGATTGATTCAAGCCGGTATCCAAGCGGTTGCACGCAATGGCTGGTCATCTTCAGGATCGGCAAGTGGATTTTGACCCTTCCAATTGTTAATGTTGTTATTAACTTCAGCACGGGTGCAGGCTTTGCCCCAACTTTGGTTTTGGATGATCCGGTTTATGGCATCTTGGGCACTGATGCACTTGGTGATTCAGCCTCAACAATTGTTGATGTCAGTGATGTAGTGCAAAGTGTAAACATTACGCGAGGCCGTAACGCACTTAGCGATGTATTTCAAACCGGCACGCTTGGCTTGAGAATTGCAGACCAAACCGGAGCATTTAACCCAAGCAACACCAGTAGCCCCTATTACGGCCTACTACAGCCCTTGCGCAAGGTAACGATCACCGCGACCGATCCAACCACCTCAATTACTTGGCCACTCTTTGCAGGCTACATAACCGGCTACAACTATCAGCAAAGCCAATTTGTTGGAGAAATCAGCACCACCACGATTACGGCAGTGGATGGCTTTAGACTCTTGAACCTTGCCACTTTGTCCACCGTTACCGGCGCAACCGCTGGGGATCTTTCAGGCACTCGTATCAATCAAATACTTGACGAGATTGCTTGGCCTTCAACCCTTAGAGATATTGATGCAGGGCTTACAACAATGCAAGCCAATCCGACCACCACACGCACTGCACTTGCAGCTCTTTCAACGGTCAGTCTTAGCGAGTATGGTGCACTTTATATGGATGCCCTTGGCAATGTAACCTTCCAAGATCGCACCGTTACGGCTGGCAGTGTGGCCAATACCCCTACCGTATTTGCAGATGATGGCACTGGGATCAAATACAATCAAGTAAAATGGGTGTTTGATGATACGCAGATTTACAACGATGTAACTATTACTCGTACTGGTGGCACGGCTCAAAACTCAAAGAACACAAGCAGTATTGATACTTATTTCAATCACTCATACGATCAAACAGACCTTTTGATGCAAACCGATGCCGATGCTTTGAATTACGCTCAGGCTTATTGTGCAAGTCGAGCCGAAACAACTACTAGATGCGACTCAATAACCCTTGATCTAACCACCCCAAGTTATACGGCTGGAGTAACAGCTGCATTATCGCTTGATTACTTTGATCAAGTAACGGTCAAAAGCACCCAACCCAACACAGTGGGCACCAGTAGCCTTAACAAGACCTTGCAAATCTTTGGTGTATCTCACGCAATTACGCCAAATACTTGGTTCACAACTTTTACCACACTTGAGCCAATAATTGATTCATTTATCCTTGACAGCGTGTTGAGTGGGATTTTGGATACAAATGTTTTATCATACTGAAATGGAGCAAATAGATGGCTAAACAAACCTTTACGACTGGGCAGGTGCTAACCGCTGCACAAATGACCAGCCTACAGCAAACGGCTATGTTAGGCGGTTCAGCAAGTGCAAAAGTGGCAAGTTATACGCTAGTTGCAGCCGATGCCGGCACTACGGTTTCAATGAGCAACGCAGGTGCAACAACCATAACCGTAAATACCGGTTTATTCGCCGCTGGGGATATTGTAACTATTCTTAATACTGGTGCTGGAACTTGCACAATTACAGCCGGTACTGCAACAGTAAGCAAACCAACCAACGCGACTTTAGCCCTAGTAACTAATGCAGGTGGCGTACTTTATTTTACTGCCACCGGTGCAGCTACATTTTTGCCCTTTGATGTTGGCTCTGGTAGCACATCACCATTAACCACAAAGGGTGATTTGTTTGGTTACGACACAGCCAATGCGCGTATCCCTATTGGCACAAATAATCAAGTATTAACAGCCGACAGCACTCAGGCTTTAGGTTTGAAATGGGCAACACCTTCAACTGGTGGTACTTGGACAAGTTTCACGCCGACCTTTACCCAAGGTGCGTCCGTCAGCACTTCCACAACGGCCGGAAGTTTTTATTCAACAGTTGGAAATATAACTTATGTGATCGGCAAAGCAACTTTCAGCAGTGCTGGAACAGCCAACAATATGATTATTATGACTAATCCACCAGTTGCACCAATAGCAAGTAGTTATTTAATTTCAGGCACCGTAAAAGTTTATGACCAATCTGCCAATTTGATATATATGGGCTTTTGTGAGGTTGATCCTTCCGGAATTTATTTTTCAAGCGGTATTGCATCAGCGGCGTCAACTTATTATTGGGGTATGACAGGTAGTCAATTCGCAATTGCTTTGGCCTCAAGCGACACTATTAACTTTTCGTTAATGTATAGGAGTTAATTAAATGAAAATTAAAGATAAGTTTTACAATGCTGAAGAACCAACACCTAAAAACGATATTCCACTAGATTGGTGGCTAGAGCGTTTTCGTAATTGGCGAGCCAATGAATTACAGTCTAGCGACTGGACACAATTAAGCGACTCACCCGCTATTGCTAGCGATTGGGCTACTTATCGCCAAGGATTACGCGACTTGCCTAGTGTTGCAGATTTTGCTAATGCCGAGATACCAGAGGCACCTCACTAATTGGTAAAGTTAAAATCAGATAACGGTTGGCCTGCATCACAAGATCCTTTGGTGATTGGGATTAAGTCCTACCCAGTAAAAGGTACAACGATTAAATTGCGGTGTGCGGAAAAAGTTGCACCACTGCTGGTGGGCTTTGCTGCTGAGTTTCACGAAAAGATTGAGCCGATTGATCACGGTGCACTTGATGATTGGGGCTATTGCTTTCGGATGGTGCGTGGCCGTGAGGATCGCCTAAGCAATCACAGCAGTGGCACCGCAATTGATCTAAACGCATCTAAGCACCCATTGGGAGCAGAGCACACCTTTGCCGAGGGCAAGGCTGCATTGATCATTGAACTAGCTGCCAAATATGGTTTGAAATGGGGCGGTACTTATCGCAACCGCAAAGATGAAATGCATTTTGAAGTTTGCCTGACCCCTAAACAGGCAACGGAGCGCATAAACGCTCTGGGATTGGAGCACTAATGGCAGTACAAATAAAAGCAGCTTGCGGAACTTATATTCGTGCGTTGCTAACCATCTTGCTAACCTTGATGGCCACAATCGGTGGATCACCACTGGACTTCACCAGTGCGGATTGGCGAATGCTTGCCAATGGACTTTGGGCATCTCTTTTGCCGGTCATTATGCGTGCGTTGAGCACAGCAGATGACAAATACGGTCGAGCACCAAAAGAGTAAAGCCCGACACGCGGGGCTGGTGTTGCAAAATGTCAGCCCCTAGTGTCAAACTGATAGTCCGGACTAGGAAAGGACTAGAAAATGGCAGCAAACACCGCATTTGCAGTAATGGTTGCAATGTATATAGCAATATGTTTTGGATGCGTACTTCTTGGTTACGCAATAGGCCACCGAGATGGCAAGCACATAGGTTACAAAAGAGGCCGTGCGATTGGCTACTCAAAAGCCAAGCAGGATTGGAACCTAACTAATGGCATTTAACCTAGATGATTACCAGCCAGTTGATGAGCGCATTGCCCTATTTTGGGTGAAATATCCTGAAGGTCGCATTGATACCGATTTGGTGCATAACGATGGCAAGTGTTTTATTGTCAAAGCCACGGCTTACCGTAATGATGGCACGATTATGGCCATTGATTATGCTCAAGAAATTATTTCTGATCGTGGTGTGAACCGCGATTTTGCGCTAGAGAATTGTGCAACCAGCGCAATTGGGAGAGTTTTGGCCACAGCAGGATTCCAAGCCAAGATTGGCAAACGGCCAAGCCGTGAGGAAATGGCTAAAGTGCAAAGGGTTGCAGCTGGTGATGTAGTGCCAAATGATGATCTTTGGAATAAGCCGGTGGATGCAGAGATGGCTACAGCAATGCAGGTATTGAGTGCAATTGCTACAACGATTGAGCGTGAGCCAAATGCACGGGCCTACCCTTGCAAGCACGGCACGCGGATCTATAACACTGGCAAAAGCGCAAGCACCGGCAAGAAGTGGGAAGGGTATTTTTGCGATTCCCCACAACACAAAGGCGATCAATGCGCACCGGTAGGGATGGATGGTAAGGAGTGGGCCAAGCGTGGGTAATCTAGAGGTTTACTTTTCAGACAATACAGCCTTGCACTTTACTAGCAATGGCGTAAGTGAACACGATTCTGAAGTTTGCGATGGATGCAACACAAGGCAATTCATAACCGGTGGCATTATGAGTGATCAGATATTTGTTTGCGCCAAGTGCCGAGTGATTGACCGCAATGAATGAGTTGCAACTATTTACATACCTAAAGAGCCGGTACATTCCTGATCTATTGATGAACCCTGATCCAGTTGGCCGGTTTGATTGCGAAAGCGAGCAGCTACAGGTTTACATTGAACTTAAGAGCCGCCAAACTCATTATGATGAATTGATGATTGAGCGCGACAAGTACCACGCAGTAACGCAACGGGCTTGGGTAAATGGCAAGACCGCGCTCTACATTTGCTCAACACCAAAAGGTATTTGGTCATTTAACCTTAACAAACTCACAATGCCTTCTTGGTTTTACTTTGATGGCTTGCCCGCCACTACCGAGTTTGCAAACATTGACACAGTAACCAAGGTGGTTGGATTTTTACATATTAGGCGAGGCAAGAGGATCGGTGCTTATGGAGCAAACAATGCTTGATGGCATCCGATACTTCAAGTGCCGAGGCGTGTGCCAAGGCCCTGCACCATTTAGCACATTTACCTGCTATGACCTACCAGAGGGCCTTTCAATGATCCAGTGCCTCGATTGCCTATTTGTCACAGTAGCAATGGATGAACAGGCCTTAAAACGCAAACCACGCACCTTAGAAGGTGAGTTTAAATGAAGTTTGCTTATGCTGATCCACCGTACTACACGATGGGCAAAAAGATGTATGGATCATTGCACCTTGAAGCAGCCATTTGGGATGAAAAAGAAACTCATATTGCTCTGATTGATCGCTTAATCTCGGAATATCCAGATGGGTGGGCTATGTCCTGCAATCCAGCCAATTTGCACTGGTTGTTGGCAAATAGGGAAAACATTAGGGTTTGTGCGTGGACTAAAACCTTTCATCAGATTAGAGGTACAACGAATCAATATGCTTGGGAAGCGGTTTTGCTATATGGCGGCAGAAAAGATAACAAGCGCAAGCCTATGGTGAGGGATTGGTTATCGTGCCCCATAGCTATGAAAAAAGGCCTACAAGGGGCAAAACCAGACGCCTTTAATAACTGGATACTGGATTTGTTGAACTTACAAGATGGAGATGTGCTAGATGATCTATTCAGCGGTACTGGTTCGATGTCCAAAGCACTAGAACGCAGATTATCAAAGGGGGATGACAACTAATGGATAGCACAATCAGCCGATGCACTGGATGTGGGCAGTGGTTAGAGGCAACACACCGAGAGTGCCGTACTTGCTTGATTTGGGATAGTAGGAAGGTTTAAGATGCGCCACCTAACTCAACTGCGTGAGTATAAACAGCAGGGCGCACTGATCGTGCGTTGTAGCCCGTTAGAGGGGCAACCTTTGGCCTGCCCTGATCAACGGCCTATCCCTCAATGGGGGGGATATGGGGGGGCATTAAGATTGTTGTTATGCCTTGGGCTTTGTCTTGTAGCTGCACTACCAGCAAACGCAAAGCAACAAGATCAACAGATTTGGGAAGTGCATTTGCTTAAGATCACTAGAGATTACAAAGAGTACAAATGCGTAAAGAGATTGATATTCAAAGAATCCTCTAACAACCCAGATGCGAGGAACGGTTCACACTACGGCCTTCCACAAGGTCGCACACGGTACTTGGCCTCAGCCTCACCAACGGCGCAGATAACTTGGATGATGAAATACATAAGAGCACGATACGATGATGGGTGCAGTGCACTACGGCACAGCAATCAAAAGGGCTGGTACTAATGGGCTTATCACTTCAATCAACTGAGTGGAAACGGGTTAGGTTAGAGATACTTCAACGCGATCAATACACCTGCTATATGTGCGGTGGTGAAGCCAACGAGGTAGACCACATACTCCCGAGATCACGGAATGGATCAGATGAGCCTGAAAACTTGGCAGCTGCGTGCCGCCGTTGCAATAATGCAAAGTCTGGGAAGGTTGCTAAACCGGTTTTTTTGAGCACAAGCCCTAC